TCACTGCAGAGCCTTACTTACTTCTTTTACAAGACCGAGGATTTGAACACGGGTGACGTCGTTATTTTTGAACACTCGTGGGGGATAGTAGGGGTTGACTGAATGCAACTCAACGGTGTTATCGTTGTAAAGGACCTTTTTAACAACAGCCTCTTCGTCATCAACGAGGACTGCGGCAATCTGACCGCTGTCAACGGAGGTTTGCTTTTTAATAAGAATTTTACTGCCGTCATCAATCAGAGGGCTCATAGAATCACCGTGAACATTTATCCATATATATTTATCCTGTTCTGAGGGGCAAGTGATGTATGTAGGCATATAGTCAACAGGCACATCCTGAGCTATCACTCCGAACCCTGCCGAAATGCTGTCATATACCGGTCGCATAAATACATTTGTTTGCGGAAGTGGGGTTGCTTGTTCCGGTGTTTTATCGTCCCAACCCATAATATATGCAGGAGTAGTTCCTAAAGCTTTACAAAGCGGTTCTAATACGCTTGTTGGTAACTTTTCAATCTCGCTGCTTTCATATCTGTATATTGTAGCTCTGTTCTTTCCTATCAGCTCGGCAAGTTTATCAACAGTTATATTTTTTTCTTCTCGCAATTTTTTAATGCGTTCGCCGATTGTCATAAGTAACACCTTTTTTCAATATATTGTTATTGACATAATGCAAAATAAGTTGTATTATAATGGTAGTAAGGGAACGGCTTTAGCTGTTCCGCTATTCAAAAACTAATTATTTTTTATAACCGTCTTGTATTGCAGTACAGGGCGGTTATTTCTTTATGGTGAACACAATAAAAAATGTGAAAATTACTATCACAGCTATGTATTCCACGCAATCACCCCCTTTCTCAAGGGAGTCGAAACAGCCGCCACCGTTCCTTTACTGTACAGTATTATAACATAACGGTTGCAAAAATGCAACTACTTTTTGAAAAAATAAAAATAATTTTGCAAAAATGCGAAAAATATATTGACAATAACTTACAAGGGTGGTATCATATAGTTGTCGCAGAAATGCAACACAATAAAAACTGGAGGTGATAAAATTGACTAATGTTGATAAGCTGAAAGGGGCTATCAAGGAGAAAAGATTAACCCCTGAAAAGGTTGCTGAAAGTAGGTATCGACAAAAGTACGATGTATCGTAAACTTTCTAACGGTGGTGAGGATTTTACCATTAAGCAGGCAGACGCTATCACACAAATTCTCGGATTAACAGGTGATGAGGCACAGGCTATTTTTTTAGTCAGTTTGTCGCATAAATGCAACTATTATATTAAGGGGGTGAGATAAGGTGTTTATCCTTGAATGGTTAATGAAACACCCGATTTTTACATCTATTGCAGTATCCCTGATATCATCAGTGTTATCAGCGTTATTAGTATGCTTGATAGTGTTGACACGATGACGGGTATTGCTACGGAGTTTATCAAAAACTCTTTATAAATGAGGTGAAGAAATGAAAAATAAAATGATAGGCAACTATTCAAATGAAGGAGTGCTTAATATATCGGCTACAAATTTGCTGGAGTTTGAAAGCCTTATAAAAAAGGCAAAAAAACAAGCTGACGAATTGCAGGATACAATCAATCAGCTTGAATTCTTCAATTTTAGTTTTAAGTTCTCAACAGATAAGGATAATTAGTTATCTTCTATCATTCTTTCTGCATTGACAGCGGATATATCAGAATCTATGAAAGAAACAATAGCGTTTATAAATTCGACTAAGTTATCAATATTATAATCTTTGAATTTTCGTTCGTAATGTGTTTCATCATTACCAAGCCAAGCAGAGGCTACTGCTAATTTTTTGATTCTGTTGTTATCAATGTAATCATTGATACATCTTGATAATGGTGCTTTAACGATATTGTCTTTATTGTTCGGCTGTAACATTATTGCGTAATCCTTTACTAAGAACTCTAAGGCTTTTCTGTAAGCCATACCTGAAATATCTTTTAATTCGTACTGTTCGGAAGCATAAGCCTGATTGTAAATGCTACAAAAATCAGGGGATAAGTCTTTTATGTGTTTAGGAAACTCTCGTTCTTCAACATCATAAACCGGCTCAAATCCTCTTAGGTCAGTTATATCATAGTAAGGACCTATATGATAATTACCTAAAAATGTTTTTTCACAATTGTGACAGAAGAAATGAACGAAAAGATTTGGAGAAGTATGTTCATCGTCAATATAGTAGGAGCTTAAATACGAGGGGTCGCCAGATTTGTGACACATAGGACAGACTGACGGATATTCGATTTCAAGATTTTTCTCACTAAGGTTATCGTTCAATGATTCGCAGTTATAAATTGTCTTTTTGATAAGCAAAGACCCCTTTCATTATATAGTGTAATGAATTGCGGTTCATCACTACATATAGTATATCATAGAAAGTTGGTGAAATCAATGCACATCAATGAATTTGCTGAAATATTGCTCAAAAGCAGGAAACAGAAAGGCTTTTCGCAAAGCGAGCTTGCTAAAAAATCAGGCTTTACTAAAAGAGCTATTCAGTATTGGGAGAAAGGAAAGAAGAGCATTTCTCTTGAAAATGCCGACAGGCTCTTAACAGCTTTGGGTGTAGAAATCAAGATAGGTAAAACAGAAAGCAGGTGATAACAATGCAGATAACAGGCACACCCGATGAAATCGCAGAATTTATGAATCTGCTGAAAAGCGATTACAGAGGTGACTGCACAATTGAAACTGATATTAACGGCAACACAATCTATCATTATCATTTTCCAAAATCAGATGATGAGTAATATTTATTTTTAGGAGGAGTTTATATGTCAGACAGATTGATTGTACCAATCGTAAAGCCATTGACACCTAAAGAGGGCAACACAATCAGAGCGGTTGTCGATAATGACACGCTCAAGGAGCTTAATGAGATTTCGGACAAGACAGGAATTTACATCTCACAGCTTGCGAGAATGTGCATTGAATTCGCCCTGCCGAGAATTGACATTCAGGAAGGCGTCAAGGTTGAAAAAGTAAAGTAAGGAGGTGATTTATATGGACACAGTTCAGATGAACAAAAAAATCAAAGAAATTATGGATAGCAGTGATGTCTATCTGCTCTCGGAAGATGCCGCAAAGGCTATTGGAGTTGCTCCGCAAAACTTGCGTGAACAGGCAAAGGACGAACCCGAAAAATTGGGATTCAATGTAATTGTAGTCGGCACATCTATCCGTATTCCGAGAATACCGTTTCTCAATTATATTCTCGGTTCAAACCCGTTGAAAGGAGTGTAACAAATGCGGTTAAGAAACTACCCGACAAAAAGGAAACTTCTCAAAGATATTGAAAACCTCAGAGCAGAGAACCGACATCTCAGCATTGAACTGAGAAACGCAAGAACGGACCTTGCACTCGAAAAAACAGCGTCAAGCGGTTATCGTCACGAAAACCGAGAGCTAAAACGCAAGCTCAAAGCACTTGAAACACCTGAATCCGAAGCATTCAATTTTGAATGTGTGGGTGTTTCAAATGTCAACTAAAAAAGAAAAATCCGCTGAAACTCTGCAAAGCCTCAACGGATAGTAAGGATATAAACAATATAACCACTTTGATTATATCCTTTCTTACTCAAAAAATCAAGAAGGAAGGTTGAAAAATGTCAGAAATAACAGTAAGCGAACAGCATAAGCAGGCAATTGAACTGCATCAGAAGATAATTGTCAGCGCAAACCTTGCACAGCAGAACATATGGGATATGTGCAACGGACTTAAAACAATGCGTGACAACAAGCTGTATAAGGAGCTTGGATATCAGAACTTTGAGGACTATTGCGAGAATGAAGTAGGCATGAAACGCAGTAACGCATATAACTATATTTCTATTGTAGAAAAAATAAATCCTGAAAATGTCCAATCGATTGGACAAATTGGAATGACAAAACTTGCTCTTCTTGCCACCATAAGCGAACCCGAACAGGCTGAAATCGTCGAAAAGCTTGACCTTGAAAACACAACGGTCAAGCAGTTAAAGGCAGAGATTGACAGCCTTAAAACTGAAAAACAGGAGGCAACCGACAAGAGCATTGACTATTGCAGACAGCTCAATAACGCTAAGAAAGACGCCGACTATTACAAGCAACAGGCGGACACTTCAAAAGAAAGCTACCGCAATATTGAAAATCAGCTTGCAGAGGAAAAAAACAAAAATTTCAAGCTGACGAATAAAGTTCAGGAGCTTGAAAGCCGTCCTATTGAGGTTGCCGTTGCAGAGCCGAATGATAACGAACGCAGACTTAACGAAACGATTAAGGCTTTGGAAAGGGAGAACATTAAGCATTATGACGAGCTCGAAGCGGAGTATCGCAATAACGAAAAAATCGTCAGAAAACAGCTTGAGGACGAAAAGCAGGAGGCTCTTCGCAAGCAGAAAGAGGAGTACGAAGAAAGACTGAAAAATGTTCAGACTGCCGACGGTCCACCAGATGACAAGGATGTCTTTAAGGCATACTTTTCAATTGCATATGACAGCTTTGTCCGTATGCTCGATTTCGCCAAGCAGTCACAGGACAAGGAATTTTTCAAAGGCAAGGTTGAACATTTAATAGAGGCACTTGCCACACAAAACATAAATCTTTAAGGAGGAGCAACAATGAAACTTTATGAGCTTACCGAGATGTACTCGGATTTATTTAATCAGTTTGACGCTATCAACGAATGGGAACCCGATACGAACGCAGACGGAATGCCGATTGATGATGACGGCAATATCATTGCCAATGTGGACGCATACCGTAACAAGATGTTGACAGCGTGGTTTGATACTCTCACGGGCATTGAGGGCGAATTTGACGAGAAAGCCGAGAGCATTGCAATCTACTACAAACAGCTTCTTGCCGAGGCTAAAATGCTTAAATCCGAAAAGGCGGCAATTGCCAAAAGACAGTCACAAAAAGAAAAACAGGCGGAGAGTCTTAAAACCTATCTGTTTAAGTCAATGCAGGCACTCGGCAGACAGAAGATTGATATGCCGAGAGCGGTTATGTCGCTTAAAAAGAACGCTCCGAGCCTTGTTATTGATGATGAAATTTCATTTGTTGAGTGGGCAGAGGAACACAATCTTGACCACCTTTTGAAGTACAGTATGCCCGAAGTGAAAAAGAATGATGTCAAGGCTATCTGCAAAAAGGGCGAAGAAATCCCCTTCGTACATATGGAAGCCAAGCAGTCATTGAGTATTAAGTGAGGTGTTATTTATGGGATTACCTATATTGATTTTAGGATATTCAGGCAGCGGAAAATCTGCCTCTTTAAGAAATTTCAAAGCAAATGAACTTGCTCTTGTAAATGTAAACGGAAAATCACTTCCGTTCAGGACCAAATTCACTTCTTCAATCAATTCCGACAACTACATTGATATTGAGGACTTTATCAAAAAGCAGAAATGCAAGTCGATTGCAGTTGATGACGCACAGTATCTCATGGCTAACGAGTATATGAGAAGAGCCAAGGAAACAGGCTTTCAGAAGTTTACCGATATCGGTAAAAATTTTTGGGAGCTTGTGAAAGAGGTTGAAACTCTCCCGAATGACACGATTGTTTATTTTCTCAGCCATATTGAAACCGACGAAAACGGCAGACAGAAAGCTAAAACAATCGGCAAATTGCTTGACGAAAAAATCTCGGTCGAGGGAATGTTTACCACGGTTTTAAAAACTGTTGTCGTTGACGGCAAGTATCTTTTTGCAACACAAACGGACGGTAACGATACCTGTAAAAGTCCGATAGGCTTGTTTGATTCAATGTACATATCAAATGACCTTAAAATTGTTGATGAAGCATTGAGAACATACTATTCAATGCAACCCGAACAGTATTGTGATGAGTGCAAAGCACCGATACTTTCGGACGGTAAACGCACCGTTAAACAGATCATTGACGGCACAACAAAAAATTACGGCAGACAGCTCTGTATGCAGTGTGTTGCAAAGCTGATAAAGCAGAAGAAACAGGAAAAGCAGAGAGAGGGTGCAGACAATGCAACTCCGACCGTATCAGAATGACCTTGTTGAACAGGTAAGACAGGCTTGGCGAGAGGGTTACAAAGCCCCTTGCATTGTCCTTGGGTGCGGTGGCGGAAAGTCCTGCATTGTCGCAGAAATTGCAAGACGAACAACTTGGAACGGGAAACGGGTGCTGTTCCTTGTTCACAGGAGAGAGCTTGTTGACCAAATATTCAGAACCTTTGTCCGCTGGGGTGTGCTTATGGATTTGTGCCAAATCGGTATGGTGCAGACCTTTACACGAAGATTGAAGAAACTGCCAAAACCCGCACTTATCATCACAGACGAAAATCATCACAGCCTTGCACAAAGCTACAAACGCATTTACGAACATTTTTCAGATGTTCCGAGGGTTGGCGTCACCGCAACACCTGTCCGATTAAACGGTGACGGTTTGGGCGATGTCAACGACAAGCTAATAATCGGGGTGAGTACAAAATGGCTCATCAAACATAACTGCCTTGCCCCGTATGATTACTATGCTCCGAGTGTTGCCGACCTTACAGGACTGCACACCAAAATGGGCGAATATGTAACAGCGGATATTGAAAAGGCAATGATTAAAAACACGGTGTTCGGTGATGTTATCAAATATTACAAACAGCTTGCAGACGGTAAGAAAGCCGTCTGTTACTGTTCCTCGGTAAAGCACAGTCTTGCAACGGCGAAGGCTTTTTGTGACGCAGGCATATCAGCAAGGCATATTGACGGAGCAACTCCGAAGGCACAGCGAGAACAGATTATAGCCGATTTCAGAAACGGCAAAATTACAATCCTCTGCAATGTGGATTTGATTTCAGAGGGCTTTGATGTGCCTGACTGCGAATGCACGATTCTGCTCCGACCTACTCACAGCCTTACGCTTTACATTCAGCAGTCAATGCGGTGTATGCGCTATAAGCCAAACAAAAGGGCGGTAATTATTGACCATGTGGGCAACTATGCAAGGCACGGAATGCCTGATGACGACCGAGAATGGACGCTTGAAAAACGCAAAAAGCTGAGTGTTAAAAAAATCGAAAAGGAGCAGGAGGAAAAGGTCAGACAATGTCCCGAATGTTTCTTTACATTTTCAGCACCGCCGGCAGGGCAGAAAGCCGTGTGTCCGCATTGCGGTTATGTATTCCCGACAGCCGAAAGAACCGTTGAAACCGATACCACCGCAAAGCTCATTAAGGTTGAGGGATTCAAGCTTGATTTTAGCACACCCGACGATTGCCACAGCTATGCGGACTTGCTTGCATACGCAAAAAGCCACGGCTACAAAACAGGCTGGGCATATTTTCAGGCACGAAAGAGAGGTATGATAGCTTGACAGAAGAACACGCAATTCAGAACAAAATCCGTATTGCAATTGCACCGTACTGCGATATATTCCGTATAAATGTAGGTGCAGGCTTTACAAAGGACGGCAGATATTTCAATACGGGAGTTCCGCCCGGATTTTCGGATTTGTTCGGTGTCAGAAAATCAGACGGAAGGGCGGTTTTTATCGAGGTTAAAACTCCCAAAGGCAAGCCAACCGAAAAACAACAGAAATTTATACAGATGATGAAACTCAACGGTGCGGTAGCAGGAATATGCAGAAGTGCCAATGAAGCAATTAAATTAATTTTGGAGGAATAATCATGGGTTTTAAATCAAACTGGAACGAAGCAACACAGGGCAGTTCAATCAAGCCTGAGGGTGATTATGAGTGCCTTATCGCTAAGGTTGAGGAGAGAGTAACAAAGAATGGCAAAGAAAATCTGAACATCTCAATGGTAATCAGAAATGATGTTGAGCAGAACTATAAAAACGGATATATATTTGATACATTGTGGAAGAAGAAAGAGCCTACAAACGCAGACTTGCAGGTCAAGGGATACAGCTATGGTCAGATTATGGCACTCGGCAAGGCGGCAGGACTTCCCGATGGCAAGGAGTACGACAGCCTTGAGCAGTTCTGCGGTGAGCTTGTCAATAAGCCGTTGCGTGTAACTATAAAGCACGAAGAATACAACGGAAAAACACAGGAGCGAGTAAGCTGGAGAAATCCTACAAAATATCCGACTGTAAAGCATATTCCAAAGCAGACGACAACCAATACAGCTACAGCCTATGCACAGCCACAGCAGAGTTATGCACCTGCACAGACAGCAAATCAGGGCTTTGTTGATATGCCGATTGACGATGATTTGCCGTTCTGATTTTAAAAAAATTCTTCGGGAATTGCATAAAGCAGTGCAATTTTCACCGTGTTTTTCCTTATATATGGAGGTGAAAAAATGGGCTTTACAAATTTAAACCCAAATAAAAATAAATATTTTGCAGTTCCCGAGGAATTGAAAGGTTACAAAAACTGGGTGTGCTGGCAGTCATATCCAGATCCGAAATCGCACAGCGGAATTTCAAAGAAACCGATAAATCCAAGAACGGGTGGCTTTGCAATGCCGAATAACTCGGACACTTGGTCAGACTTTGAAACGGCAGTCAGAGAATCCGCCAAATATTCGGGTATAGGCTTTATGTTCTCAAATTCACCGTTTTTCGGTGTTGACCTTGACGATATGCCGAATGACATTCAGGACTACCAAAACGGCGGAGCTGACAACATAATCAGCGAGTTTGTGAACACTTTGCAGAGCTATACTGAATTTTCGCAGAGCAAAACAGGCGTTCACATAATCTGCAAGGGAACTCTTCCCGAGGGCAGAAGAAAGGCGAAGAATGATTCGGGCGGTTTTGAAATGTACGAAAACGGCAGATTTTTTGTTGTGACAGGTGATTACTGCTCTGCATATGCGTACATAAACGATTGCACCGAAAGCATAAAACCGCTGCATTCAAAATATCTCGGCAAGGCAACAGAGCCACAGCCTAAGCTCCGTAACATTGAGGTTAATCCGAACACCGTTGACGATATTGTCAGAATAGCCTGCAATGCCAAGAACGGAAGTCTTTTCAAGGCCCTGTACAGCGGTGATTTTTCGGCTTACTCGTCACAGAGTGAGGCGGATATGGCTTTTTGCAATATGCTTGCGTTCTGGTGCGGTTGCGATACCGACAAAATGGATTCGATTTTCAGACAATCAGGCTTGATGCGTGACAAGTGGGACAGAAAACAGTCGGGTACAACCTACGGCATTATAACCCTGCAAAAGGCTGTGTCGGGCTGTACGCAGACCTATAACCCAAAACAGCATAACGATTATTCAATTTCAATCGGTGAGGGCAAGGCTGTTCAAGCGGTTGACGAAGAAAAAATGCGTGCCTACACCTTTGATGATATGGGCAATGCCGACAGGTTCGTTGATTTATTCGGCGATAATGTAAGGTATTGTTACACCGAGAAAAAGTGGTATTACTACAATTCAATGAAGTGGTGTGTTGACAATATCGGGGTAGTTTTGCGAATGGCGGACAAAAGCATTGAGGCTATGAAAGCCGAAGCAAGGCTGTACTTGCAAGCTGATGAAGAGAACGGCGGAGATATGTCAAAAGCATTTGAAAAGCATATGAAAGCAAGCCGTTCCAACAAATCAAAAAAAGCAATGCTCAACGAGGTTGAACACCATATCCCCGTACTTCCGGCACAAATGGATAAATACCGTATGGCATTAAACACCCCAAGCGGAATAATCAACCTTAAAAACGGCGAAATGAGGGCGCATAATCCCGAATATTATTTTACAAAGATTACTTCGGTTGACTGCTCTCAAACGGCAGAGTGTCCCCGTTGGCTTGCATTTCTTGACGATATTTTTGCAGGCGATAAGGAGCTTATTCGCTACATTCAAAAGGCGGTCGGTTACAGTCTGACAGGCTCAACAGCCGAGCAATGCGCATTCTTCCTTTACGGCACGGGACGAAACGGCAAGAGTACATTCATTGATGTTATCCGTGATGTATTCGGCGACTATGCCGCAAACATTCAGCCTGAAACTATTATGGTAAGAAACTCTCAGAGCAGTGCCATAAACAGCGACATTGCACGGTTAAAGGGTGCAAGGCTTGTCACCTCGGTTGAGCCGAACGAGGGCGTGCGAATTAATGAGGGGCTTCTCAAACAGCTTACGGGTGACGATACCGTAACGGCAAGAAAGCTGTACAGCGAGGAATTTGAGTTCAAGCCCGAGTTCAAACTGTGGATGGCGACAAACCATAAACCGATTATCAGAGGCACTGACACGGGCATATGGCGAAGAATACATATGATACCGTTCAATGTTCAGATTCCCGAGGATAAGGTTGACAAGAACCTTACGCATAAGCTCAAAGCCGAAATGACCGCAATTTTTAAATGGTGTATTGACGGCTGTATTCTGTGGCAGAAGGAGGGCTTGAAAATGCCGTCTGCCGTTCTTCAGAGCGTGAGAGAGTACAAGCGTGAAATGGATGTTATTTCCGCCTTTATCGAGGACAGATGTGTGTTAGAGGGTTCGGTTCAGGCAAGCACGCTCTATGCCGCCTATACAAGCTGGGCAGGAGATAACAACGAATATTGTATGTCAAATACCAAATTCAGCACCGAGCTTGCCAAACGATTTGAAAAGGTAAAGGGAAGAAATTTCAATTATTTCAACGGAATTTCAATTTATAAAGATTGTTAGTGTGGTAGCTTGAGGAGGGTTTACGGGTTTTTCTAACCTTTCGTATAAGAAAAATAAACTAATATATATATAGAAAGGGTTCTTTAAAATCGCACCAAACCCACCACAAGCCTCCGCAGGAGGTAATATGAAAAAATATGATTTTAACAATCCACAGGTGTTTGAACAGCTTGAAGATAAAGCAATTGACGGTCAGCTTGATTACTCATCCTTTCCGCCGCCCGAATATAAATACTTTTCAAGTCTTGCAAAGGTCGGCTACAACAACCGTCATAAAGGCTGGGACATAAACATCTGCCTTGAATGGCAGGACAAGCTCAGAACGGAGTATAAGCGTGACAGAAACGACGCAGACGAATACCGTATGCTCTCACAAAGAATTATGGATAATGTTATGAAAAGCGCCGACTTCGTCCGTAAGATGTATCAGTCCCAAACCAACGAGCAAACCGTAATCAATGCCCTCCAAGCCTTAGAATGCCTGACCAACGAAAACGGCTTAACCAAAAGAATAACCGAAAAATTAAAGGAGCATGAAAACAATGACAAACTGCACAAAACATTGGCTTGAAAGTGAGGTGGATACGGATTGACGGTTAAAGATTATTTATATTCGGTCAGAGTTTCAGACAAGCTAATCAGAACGAAAGAACACGAGCTGTCAAAACTTAGGCTGAATATTGCACAGGTATCGGTTAAGCAGAACGAGCCTGTTAAGACATCGGGAGTGAATGACCCTATGCGGATTGTGGACAGGATTGCAGACCTTCAGGCTGAAATTAATCGGGAAATTGACAATCTTGTGCGGTTGAAAACTGAAATCCGCAGTAAAATCAACGCACTTGACGATTACCGTTACATTGCAATTTTGACCGAGTATTACATAAATTGTCAGAGGTGGGAGGATATTGCCGAGAGTATGGAAATGAGCGTAAGGCATACCCTGAGATTGCACGGTGAAGCGTTACAGGCGTTCCGAAAAAAGTTCGATTTCTCGTAAAATTATTTTGAAATGTCATTGAATGTCACCCTTACCCTGCGTATAATGGTATTATGAAAGTTTGACAAACAGGACATATGTAGAACTCTCCTAAGATAAAAATTGCACAGACCGCTCTCGTTTGAGGGCGGTTTGTGTTGTGTGTGGTTATTTTATACAAATTATTACTTTCTAAATTGTGCGGTTTACAGAAAAATGTAAAATCTGTTGAATTATGTCCAATAATATGATAGATTAGTGGTATATTATAACTAAGGAGAGTTGTATATGAGCGAAGAAAATAAGGCAAAAACCTGTTTTGTTATAATGCCTATATCAGACCAGCCAAAATATCCTACAGGTCATTTTGATAAAATATACGAACAGATAATTGTTCCTGCTGTCCAAAAAGCAGGATTTGAACCTATAAGAGCAGATAACGATCAAATATGTGATTCGATAATGCAAAAAATTTTGAAAAATTTAGCTGAATGTGATATGGCAATTTGTGATTTAAGTTCAAGAAATCCGAATGTTATGTATGAATTAGGAATTCGACAAGCCTATGGTAAAAAAGTAGTTTTGATACAGGATGATGTTACTGATAAAATTTTTGATGTAGCTGGAATTAATACTGTTTTTTATAAGAAAGATAGATTGTATGAAAATGTTATGAAGGCAAAAGATGATATCGCTAATGCGATAAAGGGAACCTATAAAAATGATTCATTTTCGTTAATGAACATAGTCAATTTAGAAAATGCAAAAGTGGATAATTCCAAAGTTGATGAGGTCGTTTTCGATAGAATTATGATGAAATCAATATATTCAAAGTTAGATGCTATGGAAGACTCATTAAGACTGCTTTCTAATACGCAAAATGTTAGCGATGAATTAAATTGTGGTCTCAATAGACGTAGTTTTGTACGGCTGGTTATGGAATGCAAAGATGCATTGAGTAATTATCCAGATAATCTCGATTTACTTGTTTCCTATTATCGAAGATTATCGAGAGCTAATAATGTGATGCTTAATAGTAGGAATGATAAATCTTTTACACCTAAAGACTATCTAAATGTGAAAAATACACTGGCAGAATTGAATGACAGAATTAATGATTTAACGCTTAATACTGATTAATGGAGAGTGCATTTAGTACTCTCTTTTCTTTTGCTTATTTTTTAGGATTTTCAGACAAAGAGAGGTGATACCGTGAAAGACAAATTAAATGCAAGGCAGAGGAAGTTTGCGGAATATTATGCGCAGAGCGGTAACACCGTTCAGAGTGCCATTATGGCGGGATATTCCGAGAATTACGCAAACGCCAATGCCTGCAAATTGTTAGAGAATGTGAGAGTTGCAGAGTACATCAAACAGCTGTCCGGCAGGCTCAAAGATGAGCGCATTATGAGTGCAAAGGACAGACAGGTTGCTTTGTCCGATATTGCCCGAAGTGCTGAGCAGGACACTTCCGACAGAATCAGGGCGATTGACACGCTCAACAAGATGACGGGCGAATACACCGTTAAGGTTGACGCAAAGGTTGAGCAGTCCGAAAAGCTATCCGATGTATTCAGACAGTTGGGTGGTGAGGGACTGAGTGAGTAACAAATTCCCGTTGTCACAAAAGTATATCGACTTTATCAACACAACAAATGTGTCGGCTGAATTTCTTGAAGGAACTACAGCGTCCGGCAAAACTACCGTCGGAGCAGGCGTTAAGTTTATGCGAATGGTGTCGCAGTCGCCGAAGAAGCTTCACGCAATTGCCGCCAAAACTACGGGCAAGGCTGAGGAAACTATAATTCAACAGGACAACGGTATTCTTGACTTGCACCGCAACGCTGTTTATTGTGGTAACGGCGACAAGGATTACAAGCTGCCGCATATCAAGTTTGAGGGCAAAATTATCTATATTCTCGGTTACAGCAGTCGGGATAAGTGGGAAATGGTTCTCGGTGCGCAGTTTGGGTGCGTTTATATTGACGAAATCAACACCGCCGATATCGAGTTTATCCGAGAGATGTCAACCCGTAATGATTATATGCTTGCAACGCTGAATCCCGATGATCCGAGCCTGCCTGTGTATAAGGAGTTTGTCAACCGCTCCCGTCCTTTTAAAAAATATGAAAACGATGTTCCTCCCGAGATTACGGCGGAGCTTACCGAAGAACCTGTACCGAATTGGCGGTATTGGTTCTTTTCTTTTGCCGACAATTTAAGTCTTACACCCGAACAGATTGAAAAGAAAAAGAACTCTGCACCGAAAGGTACAAAGCTCTATAAAAATAAAATCTTAGGTTTGCGAGGCAGAGCAACAGGTCTTGTGTTCCCGAATTTTGAGAGGGCAAGACATATCAAATCAAAAGAGTGGGCAGGAAAGTTTTTGAACTGTAACCGCAAGTCGGAACACTTTGTTCAGTTCACCGCAGGTCTTGATACCGCCTATTCGCAGAAGTCGCCTGACACTATCGCAATGACATTTTACGGCATTACCAATCACGGCAAGTGTGTTCAGCTTGATGAAAGAGTTTATAACAACGCTGAAATGCAAACGCCTATTGCCCCGAGTGACACGGTGAAGAATTTTATTGATTTTCTTGACCGCAACCGTGATGAATGGGGCTTTGCACGCACGGCTTTTATTGACAGCGCCGACCAAGCGACTATTACCGAATTTCAAAAGTATAAGCGACAGCACGGCTGTGTCTATGACTTTGCAAATGCATGGAAGAAAACGAAGATTATCGACCGAATCAATCTTGTACTCGGCTGGCTTGCCACCGACTGTTATTTTGTGCTTGAACATTGTAAAAACACGATTGCCGAGTTTGAAATTTACAGCTGGCGAGAGGATAAAGACAACACACCCGAGGACGGTCACGACCATTGCATTAACAGCGGTCAATATGCGTGGCTGCCGTTTAAAGGGCAGATTGGCACAGATATTGTAATTGACAAAAATGCAGGCACCGTGATAGAATAAACACGGTACCTGCATTAAACGGTAGGCGGTTCTCCTCATAAGAGGAGGTGATAACCATGACAATTTCCGATGTATGTTTACTCGGCACTTTAATCGTCAGCGTTATCGCTCTTTGTTACCAAGTCTTTGGCAACAAAAAGTAATTTTGTTTCTTCGTACATATATGTACACTTAAATAAAAAAGAAACTAACCGCCCGAAATTCGACCCTCTGGCGGTTAGTTTCTAACTACACTGGGGAGAACCGCTTATCGCAGGTATCCCTCTTCTATAATTATATTAAACCAAATAAAGATAAATGTCAAGCATTCCGTTTTAGGAGTGCTTTTTTATTTGCAATGGAAGTGAAATAAATGGGGCTGATTAACAGAATGGCTGAATCTATCAGATCGGGAATTAAAAACTTTTTGCAGATTACTCCTGCAAGCGACAAAACAATTACCGTCACCGAAACAAGCAATCATCTGACCGAGTGCTTTATCAATCGCATTTGGTATTGGGACAACAGCAGACAGCTTGCGGAGCTGTACAGACAGATTGATACAAACAAAACTATGTTTTGGGCGGCAAAAAGCACAAAGGGGCTTGAAATCCGTAAAATACACACGGGCTTGCCGGCACTCATCTGCGAAACGCTTGTGAATATCGTAATTGCCGACTACAACGGCACAGATGTTACAAGTAAAAATTCAACCGCTTATGCAGAGCGTTGGGAAGATATTGAGAAGCAGAACAAGCTATCCGACACGGTTAAGCAAATGCTCCGTGACCTATGTGTTGTCGGTGACGGTGCTTTTAAGGTCAGCTTTGACACGGCTGTATCAGATGTTCCGATTGTTGAATGGTATCCTGCCGAAAACATCGACTTTACATATGTGCGAGGCAGAATCCGAGAGGTTAAGTTTTACACCGATTACACGCAAAAACACCGCCGTTACCGTTTTGAAGAAACATACGGTTACGGCTATATTCACTATGCTTTGTACGATGACAACGGCAAAGAGATTGACCTGCACACGGTTGACGCTCTTTCGTGGATTGATTCAAAGGGCGTTACATTTGACGAATCATATATGTGGGCTGTACCTGTCCTTTACGGCAAATCGTGCCACAAGGGCAGAGGTGCGGGCATTATCGGCATAAAAACAGACGCTTTCGACAGCCTTGATGAAGTGTGGTCACAGTGGATGGACGCACTCAGAGCCTGCCGAACAAAGCAGTATGTGCCTGGTTGCCTTGTTCCGAGAAATCCCGAAACCTGTCAGCCAATGTCGCCAAATCCGTTTGACAACCGATTTATCACCGTGGGCAACGATATGTCTGAAAACGGCAACGGCAACAGGATTTACACCGAAAGTCCGCAGATTCAGCACGAAAGCTATTTGAGTTCATACATTACTGCCCTCGACCTCTGCTTACAGGGCATTATATCGCCGTCAACTCTCGGCATTGATACGAAGAAGCTTGATAATGCAGACGCTCAGCGTGAAAAGGAAAAGACAACCCTTTACACAAGGCAGAATCTTGTGAAAATTACGCAGAACGCACTTCAAAGCCTTGTTGCAGTTGTACTCAATGCAGACGGTGAACTTAACGGCAATGGTATTGTTGAGGGCTTGGAAGTATCCGTAAACTTCGGCGAATATGCAAATCCGAGCTTTGAAAGTCAGGTTGAAACCGTGTCAAAAGCAAGACAGGGCGGTTTGATGTCAGTTGAAACCTCGGTTGACGAGCTTTACGGCGACAGCAAGTCGGAGGATTGGAAAGCCGAAGAGGTGCAGAGAATTAAAGAGGAACAGGGTATTGCAGGCGAAGAAGAAAAATCGGAGCTTGACGATGTGGACCTTACCGACACAGAAGAACCTGACAATAACGCAGATGATGAAGAAAATGCGGAAAATAATGCAGAAAAAACCGAAAGCAATCCCGAACAGAACGATACACAGGTAAACAATGAGTGATTACAATATCAGAGAAGCCTTTGAAAAAATCGAAGATGAACTGATTGACAGCATGATGAGAAATTTCAGCCGTCACAGAGCCGAAGAAGATAAAAATAATTTTTGTTGGACACAATGGCAGGCTGAACAGCTCAAAAGTCTTGAAGAGTACCGTAAGCACAACGCAAAGAAATTCGGCAAGCGTTTCAAAACCATTAACAGCAAGGTTGAAGAGATGATTCGCACCGCCAAAGCTGACGGAAATGCAAGTCAGGAGGCAGAAATTCTTGAAGCTGTCAAGGACGGTTTCAAAGCCCCGAAAAAGCCGTCAGCACACAGCACAGCCGAGTTTTTTAAGGTGAACGACCGTAAACTTGACGCACTCATAAAATCGACCACAGACGATTTAAAGAGGGCAGAAACGGCAGTTTTGCGTATGAGCAACGACAAGTACCGCAAGGCGATTTTTAACGCACAGGTTGCAATGAACACGGGTGCGGTTACATACGAAAAAGCCGTTGATATAGCGTGTAAAGATATGCTCAACGCGGGTCTTAATTGTGTGGAATACAAGAACGGTGCAAGGCACACGCTCTCCGATTATGCGGATATGGCGGTTAAAACAGCCAACAAAAGAGCCTATCTTCGTGGCGAGGGCGAAAAGCGAGCCGAATGGGGAGTATCCCTCGTTGTTGTGAACTCAAGACAGGGCGGTTGCCCCGATTGTGCAAAATATATCGGCAAGGTGTTTATTGACGATGTTTATTCAAACGGCAAAAAGTCAGACGGAAACTATCCGCTCCTCTCAACCGCAATCGAGAACGGTTTGTTTCATCCGAGATGTAAGGACAGCACAAGTACATATTATCCCGAACTTGATGATTTGGACGCACCGTTGTCTGAAGATGAAATCAAAGAGCTTGACCGTCAGCGAGGAATTGAGGAAAAACAGCAGTATGCACAGCGACAGGCAGAACGCTTTGACCGCCGTGCCGAATACAGTCTTGACGAGGACAATAAACGCATTGCCCAAACCCGAGCCGATGAGTGGCACGATAGGGCTGATATGCTTGAAGAAAAGGCGAAAAAAGCAGGGAATAGTTTGCCTGAATCTGTTGCAAAATCTCAAAAAACTGTTATAATGAAATCAGGAAGTGATGTTGTGGCTCTTGAAAATCAGCGTTATGGACGCAATAAAAGTACGCTTGTTAATAAAACTTATGTTGACAGCGGCGAATATAAACGCAAGTATGATAGTGCTACTGATAATAAAGAAGTCAACAAGTCACTTTACGATTGTGCTAAAAAAGCATTAAAACACAGAAGCGGAACGGCTTTTGAGGATATGTATTGGATTGACGGTGAAACAGGAAGAGTTATGTTATCTGTAACCGACAGTGCTGATGAACGAACAATAACATATACCGATAGAATAAAGAAATGTATTCAGACAAATAATAATGTTGTAACAATTCATACACACCCAAGTAGTATGCCACCAAGCATTGAAGACTTTAATTCCTGTGCTAATAACGGATATGCTAAATGTTTTGTGGCTTGTCACAATGGCGTACTTTACGGGTATCACTCCAATGAAATGATTAACCCAAAGCTTTATAATTTGTACATTCAAAAATATATGAATGGCGGTTTTTCTGAAATGGAAGCTCAAGTAAAAACTATTAAAAAATTATCACAGTCATTTGATATTAATTTTTGGGAGGTGTCTTATAATGGCTGATAAGAAGTATTTCATTGATGATAGAATTATTATTCCTGATGAAATAAAAAATATGACAAATGAAGAAATAGATGCCGAAATAAAAAGACTTGAATCAGAAATTATGATTGTGAAAAACGAGAAGATAAAACGAACACAAAGAGAAACAGCATAAATCTTAACCGCTCCGTAAAAAGGGCGGTTTTGTTGTTTAACTTGCCGAGAATATGTTCAGAGCAAGAAAAACGGCTTGTTCACGGCATTATTTAACTTGTCTGCAACTTGCCGAAATAAAACATAATACATCAAATCAGCACTTTGAGAAATCAGAGTGCTTTTTTATTGCATTTAAACCCGTCGATTTCGACCGGTTTAGAAAGGTGGTGACAGAATGAAAATCAGAGTAACAACAGCATTTAACGACAGGCAGAACGGTTATGTAACCCGACCTGTGAATGAAGTTTTTGAATGTTCCGAGCAGAGAGCAAAGGAACTCATTGACAGCGGTTTTGCAGAAGAGGTCAAGCCTGACGCTCCCAAAAAGCCGAGAGCCAAAGCAGTTAAAACAGAAAAAACAGAAAAAGCGGATTAAGCACTTTACGAATATGTAAGGTGCTTTTTTATTGTCCGAAGACATTAAACTACGGGAGACACCGTGCAAAACTGAAACAGAGAGACACTCTATAAACTGATTACGGGAGACACCCGAAAAACTGAAAGGATATGAAAAAATGGCAGAACCAAATCCAACACCAACCCCCAATGAACCGACACCTGCACCGCAGGGAACTCCACAGGGAAACGCTCCTGCCTTTGATTACGACAAGCTCGCAAGCCTTATTACAGGCAAACAGAGCGTGACAGAGGACACCGTTTTGAAGTCATATTTTAAGGAGCAGGGATTGTCAGCCGATGAGATGAAAGAGGCTATCGGTGCTTTTAAAAAGCAGAAAGCCGAGAACACTCCCGACTTTGCAAAAATGCAGTCGGAAGTTGAATCTGCAAACAACGCAAAGCTTATGGCAGAAGTCAACCAGTCGGCAACCCTCGAAGCCGTAAAACAGGGCGTTGACATTGCAACCGTTCCGTATGTGCTTAAAATTGCAGACTTTTCAAAGGCTGTGACAGACGGCAAGGTCAATGCGGAAAAGCTGACAGAGGCTGTTAAAAAGGTGCTTGACGATATCCCCGCACTCAAGGGCAAACCTGCCGAGAACGGCACAGGAGTTAAGAAAATCGGCGGTGACGGCAAAGGTACATCGGACGGTACAAAACCAAAGGCAAATGTTCCTACCAAAAAATGGAACAGATTTAATATTTAACCAAAGAAAGGATTGAAAAAATCATGGCAAACACAAATAACTATGCCGAGCAGTTCAGCCCTGATCTGCTCGAAATTCTCGTTCAGGGCACACTCACATCACCATTCATCACTTCAAATGTAAAGTGGGTTGGTGCAAGAACATTCCACTTCACACAGATGAGTACATCAGGCTTTAAGAACCACAATCGCAACGGCGGTTGGAACAAGGGCAAATATATTCAGACAGATGTTCCGTTCACCTGCGAACACGACCGTGATATTGAGTTCCTCGTTGATAAGGCAGATGTTGATGAAACAAATTCGACTGCAAGCGTTGAGAACATTTCAAAGACATTTGAACAGACACAGGTTGCTCCCGAAACAGACGCACTTTTCTTCTCAAAGGTTGCAACAAAGGCTCAGGCAACAGACGGCTACCATTCTTCAACAAAGACATCGGAGTGGACTAAGGAGAACGCTTATTCAAAGTTCAAAACAATTCTCTCTGCCGGCAAGCTCCGCAGATACAAGGCAAGAGGCACACTTGTTGCCTATGTGACATCTCACATTATGGACTGTCTTGAACAGTCAACAGAGTTCACTCGTAAGATTGAGCTTACACAGATTGCAGAGGGCGGTATCGGCATTGAAACAAGAGTGACCGAGATTGACGGTTGCCCTATCATCGAGGTTATTGACGATGAGCGTTTCTACGATAACTTCAACTTTAACCCCGATGACGGCGGTTTTGAGCCTGCAACAGGCGCTCACAAAATCAATGTTCTTGTTGCCTGCGGTGAAACCTGCAAGACTGTCCCGAAGATTTCAAGCATTTACTTCTTTGCTCCCGGCTCACACACAGAGGGTGACGGCTGGCTCTATCAGAACCGTTCGCTTTCCGACACATTCGTATTCCCGAACGGCAAGGACGGCAAAATTGACAGCATTTATGCCGATGTTGACACAACGGCGGTTGCGTAATGTATGCCGATTACATTGAACATCATGGCGGAGATGAAAACAGTATTATCTCTGCCGAACACATTGATGTTCTGACTTTTAACCGCATTGATTTTGAAAAACTTTCGGAAATGCAGAAGAGAATCATCGGCAGAGTGCATAGCAGACTTACTGCTTTTGAAGAAGAAAATGCCGATATGATTTCTTCCTACCTGAAAAGCTATTCAATCAACGGCACATCAATGGAATTTGGCGCAAGCTGGAACTTAATGTGCATCAGCGGAGTGGCAATTCCTGCCGACCTCTATGCGTTGCTAAAATCAACGGGACTTTGTTATCCTGCAATCTGAAAGGTGCGTGAAAACCGTGAAATTTCCGTCACTTGTAAAAAAGCAGTTCTGCAAAACTCCTGTCGAGGCCACAATCTACGGTGAGGGAATAACCGAGGACGGCTCTCCTGTTATCGCATTTGAGTGCAAAAACCTGTATCCCTCCGAAAATCTTTATCCGTCAAATATATTATGCGGAGGCAATGCTGTATGCAATGTGCAGTCAAAGGCAAAGACGGTCTATACCAAAGAGCAGAAAATTGTTCGGGTGTCGGCTGTCTTGCTTTTTGACGGCGACATTGCCCCCGACAGCCCCACTTTAAGCGGTGGCTTTGTAATCCTTGACGGTGTAAAACGAAACATCGTACAAGGTACAAAACACCGCAACCCCGACGGCACAGTTAATTTTACGGAATTGGATGTGATTTAATGGGATTTTCGGTATCATCAAAAATCAAACTCAATATGCCTGTTGTAAAACAGCTTGACAAGGCAAAGCAACAGGCTCTTGAACAGACAGGTGGCGCACTTCTTAAACAGGTGAAAAACACGCAGGTAATGCCGTTTGATACAAGCATACTTCAAAACGATAGTACCGCTGTTGATTATTCACAAAGTGCAAATGGGGTAGTTAAAATTGTGTCAAGCACTCCGTATGCAAGGCGGTTATATTTCCATCCCGAGTATAATTTCAGCCGTAAGGAAAACATTGCCGCCGGCGGTAAATGGTTCTCACCGTGGCTTGAGGGCGGTACACGGCAGAATTTTTGCAGTCGGGCATTTGTGAAATTATACAGAAAGGAAGCAGGACTTTGATTTACTTATCGGACATCAGAGATTGGCTCAAAAGCGTTACCTTAGCAGAGCATTATTACATTGGCAAACTTGACAACAAGCAGGACAGGTCAATCGGTGTGTATTCATTAAAGCAGTCGGGAACACCCACAAGGGCAATCGGCGGTGAAAGTACCTACGATACAATAAGCGTGTCTTTGCTTATCCATTACACCGACAACGCAAGAGAAACCGAGGAGTTTGCACGCAGACTTTACGAAACGCTTTACGGCATTAAAAATGTTGAAATTAAGGAACACAAAATCTATATAATCGAACTGCTCACGGAAGAACCCGTTGATGTGGGAACAGATGACAAGGGTGTGTATGAGCAGGTCATTGAAGTTAAATTTTATTACGAAAGGAAGTAATTTTATGGCAAAAGTTGAATCGGGAGTATTCCCATGCTATGAAAATCAGTTTGCGGTTGGCAAGGCAGGAACAGAATCCGCCACGACAAATATTGCTAACTGCGAAGAATTTTCCGTTGCATTTGACAACGGTGTCGAGGAATGGACAGCCTTTGAAAACGAGGGCTGGAAGTCAAGGCTTATGACAGCAAAGTCAATCACAATTTCGGTAAAGGGCAAGCGTACAATCGGTGACGCAGGCAATGACCAGATTGCCGCCCTTGCATTTGAAAACGGCAGAAAGGCAGAAGTTTCGTTTATGTGGACCTTCCCCAACGGTGCAACCGTCCTCTTTAAAAATGCAGTTGTATCCGTTACATCAAACGGTGCAGGCGCAAGTACGGGTGTTGCTCCGCTTGAATTTGAAGTTATGTCAAACGGCAAGCCGGTATATACAGCAGCCGCTTAAAAAACGAAAGGAATGAACGATTATGTCAAAGTTAATTGATATTACAGACAAACTTAATTTTGAGGAAAAGCCGAGTGTCAGAGTTAAAAATGTTGACCTTGCAATCAACAATGACGCAGTTTCAATGCTCAAAGTTGCGGCACTTTTTGAGGACGGCAACGGCAAGAACAAAGATGTTATCGAAATGTATCATCTTCTTTTTGATGAATCCGAAAGGGAAAAGATTGAAAAGTTACAGCTGAATATGCACGATTTCAACGCCCTTATCAGCGAATCTGCCAAAATTGTACAGGGCGATTTGACTGACGAGGGGGAAGCTCAGACCCCGGCTACGACCTGATTGATGACTTTGATTTAATCGTGTCGAGCTTTCGCTCGGAGTACGGGGTCAGCATTTATTCAAAGGATTTTGCTAAAATGAGTTGGAATGAGTTCTGCTCACTTCTGCAAGGCTTAGGACCCGAAACACCGCTTGCAAGAACGGTTCAAATTCGCCTTGAAACCGACAAAGAGGTCTTGAAAAACTTTACTTCGTCACAGCATAAAATCCGCAACAAATGGCGGTCAAGGAATATAAAGCACTATTCAGACGAAGATATGAACACCGTTCTTGCAGAATTTCAAAACTTCTTCGCTAATCTGTAAATTTGTACATAATTTTCGCTGTATCTACAAAATTCTTGACAATGCTAATATATAGTGATAAAATGTAACATACACTAACAAATTTATTAAGGAGAGTGTATGTTTATGAAATGTCCACATTGCGGAAACGAATTAAAGGACGATGCAAAATTTTGCGACAAGTGCGGTGCAGGCTTTGGCGGAAACGATTCAACTTCGGCAACCGTAAATCCTGCAAATGCAAAGAAGAAAATTTACAAGCGTTGGTATTTTTGGGTTATTATCGTTGTTGCTATTATGATTGTTGGCGGTGTAAACGGTGCAATTAACGGTAACAGCAGCTCAAACAAATCAAAGCAGGAAACTACTGTTGCAAATCAGAGTTCAGAAAAAGCAACTGAAAAAGCGACTGAAAAAGCGACAGAAGCACCGACCACAAAAGAAGTTGCAACAGAAAAGCCTACTAAAGACCCGAAGAAGGTTGAAAAAGAATTTAAAGACGGTTGCAAAACAATCGACTTTAAAACTCTTTCAAGAAACCCTGACAAGTACAAAGGTAATGACTACAAGTTTGAAGGTAAGATTATTCAGGTTCAGGAAGGCTGGGGCGATTCGGTTGACCTGAGAATCAATATAACCAAAGAAGAAAATGAGTATCTTGATGAACCATTGTGGACTGATACAATCTACGCAACTGTAGAAATTCCTGACGGCGCGGACAAACTCCTTGAAGATGATGTAATCACATTCTGGGGAACTTGTGACGGCGACTATACATATGAAACCGTAATGGGCAACAATGTGTCACTTCCAAAAATCGACATCAAATACTACGAACTCAACAAATAAAACAAAAAGCCACTCCAAATGGGGTGGCTGTTCTTTTGCAAAATTTTTAAGCGTACATCATAGCGGTGTGCGCTGTTTTTATGCCTGTTTTTAAAGAATCTAAAATGAAAGGAAGTGGTGAATATGGCGACAAAGGCGGGTGAAATTGAGCTTGATGTTAGGCTTACGGGTGATGATATTTCCAAAACATTGCATAAGATTTCCGATTCAATTACAAAAAAGTTTGATTCGGCATTTTCAAGTCTTTCAAAAGATTTTGAAAATGTAAGCACGGATATGAAACAATCTTTTTCTAAGGTTGCGGAGGGTGTTTCTCAGAAAACCGAGAAAGAGTTTTCAAACATCAAAGGCAGCGGTGAGCAGTTAAGCAATTCGGTTTCATCTTCGTTTAAGAAAATCGGTGCGGCTGTGGTTGCCGCCTTTTCCGTTGCCAAAATCAAGGAGTTCGGTCAGCAGTGCATTGAATCGGCTGCGGAAGTCAATGCGGCAAATTCACAGTTTGAGCAGACTTTCGGCACAATGCAGTCGCAGGCAGAATCAGCCATTCAGAGCGTTGCCAATCAGAGCGGTATTCTTGAAACCCGATTACAGGGTGTCGGCACAAGCATTTATGCCTTTGCAAAAACTACGGGTATGGACAGTTCAAGTGCTTTGGAAATGATGCAGGAGGCTTTACAGGTAACAGCCGACAGTGCCGCATATTACGACCGTTCGCTTGAAGACACCGCAGAAAGCCTGAAATCATTCCTCAAAGGTAACTTTGAAAATGACGCCGCACTCGGTTTGTCCTGTACTGAAACCACACGAAATGCGGCGGCTAATAAGCTGTATGGCAAGTCATTTACGGATTTGTCGGAATCGCAGAAACAGCTCACGCTTTTGCAAATGGTCAAGGACGCTAATCAGCTTTCGGGTGCTATGGGACAGGCAAGCCGTGAAGCAGACGGTTGGGAGAATGTAACGGGCAACCTCAGAGAAAGTTGGAAACAGCTCCTTGCCGTAGTCGGTCAGCCTATTCTTCAGGTGGCAACTCAGGTTGTAAAGCGGTTGAGTTCCGCACTTGCAACTTTAACGGAATATGCCAAAGGTGCGGTTGAATCGCTTTCAAAGGTCTTCGGCTGGGATACAGGCAACAACACCGCAAGCAATATCAAATCTGCGTCCGATTCTGCCAAAAGCCTTACGGATACGGCAGATGACAGTTCAAAGTCACTTGATAATGTTCAGAAAAGTTCCGAAAAAGCAAAGAGAAGTGTTGCGGGCTTTGACAAGCTGAATGTGCTTTCAAGTACCGATAGTTCTTCAAAGTCAGACACCTCCTCACCAAAAAGCTCTTCAGGCGGTTCATCGGGCGGAGCTGTTGCAAAGAATGTTGTCAAGGACACAAGCAAAAACCTTTCGGGGGCATTCAAAAATCTATACGAAAAAAGCGGATTCAAAGGCTTTGTCGAGAATGTACAGAAAGGTATTAACAAGGTTGATTGGTCAGCTATAGGCAAGAACTGCAAGACCGTTTTTGATAATGCTGTTCCCATAGTTCAAAAGGCATTCGGCACAATGCAAAAGGTCGGTTCTGCAAAACTCGGGGCAATCGGCTCTGCATTCGGAGCGGTTGCGACAATCGGCGGAAAGTCGTTTCAGACCATTTCAGGCGGTGTTGCTAAGTGGATTTCAAAAGACAGGGAAAAGATTATCGGCTTTATAGACACCATAGGCAACAATCTTACAAACGGCTATAACAACCTTTCAATCTTTTTTGATAATTTCGGTACACTTGCAGGCAATGCAATTGACAATGTTCGCCCTCAAATGGAAGAATCAATTTCCAATCTTTTAAGCGGTCTTACAACCTTTGCGGGCTCAGTCGGCGAGGTCGTTTCGGGTGCGTTTTCAATCGCAACCGAAAGCTTTGTTGAATGGACTGAAAATGACGGTGCAACAATCATAAAATTTCTTGAAAATTTACAATTGCAGTTTGCAGATGTGTTTAACTTTATCGGTCAGATTTTCGGAGATATCGGAACAATTATCAGTAATTGGTGGAACGGCAACGGACAGCAGATTTTTCAGAATATCTGCAATATGTTTACCAACATCGGCACAACCCTGATGAATGTTTACAATCAATGGATTAAGCCTGCGTGGGATTTTATCGTAGCAATCGTAAAGTCAGCTTGGGAAAACTGGCTGAAGCCTGTTTTTGAAGGTGCAATAAACTTCTTCGGCAAGGTTGCAGACTGTGTTTCAACCGTGTGGAATAACTTCCTGTCACCGTTTGTAAACTGGCTTGTCAGCTTTTGGGGACCTATATTTCAGAATGTTTTCAATGCCGTAAAAAGGGTGTTTGATAATGTGTTTACATTTATCGGTGGGTTGGTTACCTCTATACAGAAAACATTCGGCGGTCTAATTGACTTCATTACAGGTGTTTTCTCAGGCGATTGGAAAAAAGCATGGCAGGGCATCTATGACTTCTTCAAAGGTATTTGGGACGGCATTTGCGCCGTGTTTAAGTTCATTATAAACGCAATCATTGACGGCATAAATGCGTTGTGGACGGGTATTTATAACTTTGTTTCGGGCGTTGTTAATTCAATCGGCGGATTAGCAGGTATTATCGGAGCGGCATTTGGACAGGATTGGAACTTTTCAATGCCTGAAAATCCGCCTCTCATTCCGAGATTTGAAGAACCCACGGAATCACCGGCACGAAAATTTGCAAAAGGCGGTATTGTTAAAGCTCCGACACTTGCGGTTGTCGGCGATAACGCAGGCGCTAACAGCGGTAACCCTGAGGTTATTTCCCCTCTTAACAAGTTACAGGGTATGCTCGACAATTCGGGCGGTCAGGATACAGTGATTCTCACACAAATTCTTGACCTGCTTAAACGCATTTATGAAATGTTCATTATCTTCCGCAATAACGGCGGCAACACTTATTCGTTTACGGCAGAACTTGAGGGTTCAACGCTTTTTGAAGAAATGATAAGGCAGGATGAGCTTTACAGACGCAGACACAACGGTAAATCCGCATTTGCATAAAGGGGGAATGATATGTCAAATTATAACGGCTATTTGCTTAAATTCGGCAACAACATCATGCCAAATAAGTACATTACCGCATTTTCATCAACTCCGAATCAGCGACTTGAAACTTCTGCGGAACGAGATCAGAACGGTACACTTCAAAGGGCAACGCTGCCAAATTACAAAACAAAAATTTCGTTTTCAACTCACATTCTTCATCTTGACGAAAAGATTGATTTTCAGTCGATTATCAACCTCTCAACGGCGAATAAGTTACAGAGAAAGTGCAGGGTAACTTATTGGAACGATGAAACGAACAGCTATTACACCTCTTATTTTTATATTCCTGATATTGAATATACCGTAATGAATGCCGAAAAGAATGATATAACCTATCAGCCGATTACTGTTGAGCTGATTGAGTATTAAGGGGTGATTCTTAAAAATGCTTGTATCTAAAGAAATTGCTGATAAGCTGAAAACAAACACACTTTACAATACCGTTGCCCTGCATTCTCCTGACGGCAGTTTTGAGGATATAACCGGCGAAAGTATCGTGCTTGACAGTTTTTCGCTTGAAAATGAAATCGTTGAAAAAGAATTGAAATTCGGCGGTTGCATAGCCTCTGAAATGAGCGTGAAACTCATTGATTATGATTGCTCGGCTTTGATAGGAAAGACGGTACAGGTCATCATAACGGCGACATATCTTGAATCGGAGCTGTATCCGTCAGATGATTTGTACCCGTCAAATACTCTTATTTGTCCTGCCGAAACAGGAACGGTTGAATGTCCTGTTTTCTACGGTAAAATTCAGTCGGCTCAAAGAGATAAAAAACAGCGTAACATCGTCAAAATCACAGCCTATGACGCTTTTTATGATATGTCAAAGGTGGATGTGTCTTTGTGGTTTGCAGGCAAAGAGAACGAGGACGGCAGTTTTGGTTATGGTTATGCTCACTATGCAAAAGACGAAACTTTTATGCATCTATACAGCGCCCTTTATGATAAGTGGGAAGATTACGGTGTGGAGGCTGTTTCATACTTGCCGAAACTTGATATTTTAAGTTTGCCTCTTAATTTTGATGATGCCTGCGTGGAAAAGGTTATAAAGAATATTTCCCTATCGGATTTAATTCAGGCTTATGCGGAATTATCCTTGTGTTTTGCGATGATTGACCCTAAATACGGGAATCTTGAATTTTTATCGCTCTACGGCAAACAGTCGGCAGATACCGTTGATTCATACAAGGACCTGTCTTTTGAGGATTACGAACTTGAACCTATCCGTATGTACAGTGCTAAGTTTGCCGATAAAAAAACATATTTGTATGGCAGCAGTAACGATTTTTCGTGGTATGTTTCCGATAATATTTTGATGAGGTGCAGAACAACAGCAAGTGATATCGGTGCTAAATATAATTCTGCTAATTTTTTTGGCAGTGTATATAAATACCGCCCGACAAAAATTAAGCTGTTTTCGTATTGGTGGCTTGAGGCAGGCGATAAGTACACAATTAAAACTCCGTTTAAGGATTTGCCGACAATCGAAACATTTGTGTTCAATAAGAAAATGGACGGATTTATAACTACCCTCACATCAAAGGGTGAAAAGCGATTAGGAAAGGAAATAAAAGAGAATGAACAAATACAATAAAATCGGCTTTGTGAACGGCTCTGCTCCTGCTCTCAATGCCGACAACCTCAACCATATGGACGAGGGGATTGAACGGGCAACAGACGGAGCAATTGCACTTGAAACCGAAATAACCACAGCAAGAGGTGATTCTGCTGACCTAAACACACGCTTCATCAGCGGTGAAGCGAGCATAGAAGCCGTGAAGTCTGAAATAGCCACGGCCCGAGGAAGCTACGACAATCTTGACCAGCGTTTAAATGACCTTATCGTTGATGACGAGGGAGTCATTACTACTTTTAATCTTGCAGACGGAGCGGTCGCAACGACTATCATTGAGGACGGAGCGGTTACTCTTGATAAATTAGCAGCAGATTTAGCTAAAATCATTAACAATAAGGCAAATAAGGCAACAACTCTTGACGGCTACGGAATTACGGACGCGTATACGCAGAGTGAAATAAAAGTAAAACTTGACCAAAAGCTTAACAAAATACCGTTTGACAGTGAACCTACGCTCGGCAGCCCGTGTTATCTCACAAGCGGTACGGTTTACAACGCTCTGCTTGTTAAAGCCGATAAAACAGCCTTGGCGACTAAATACGATTCATCAAATGTTGAGGTCGGCAAAGGGGAACTTACTCCTGCACAGGCTATTTATGACGGCTGCAAGGGCAGTTTTAACTATTCAAAAATCGGCAAAACCGTGACGGTAGCACTAAACATCACAAACCTTGTTGCAGGTAAAAACTATGTACAGCTCGCAGGACTGCCGTTCATGGCTATGACTGCGAGCAGACTGTCAAGCATTGTGGCGTATACAACTGCCAACAAGCTTGTTAATATTCGCCTTGACGGCTCATGGCTGTACATAAACAGTCCCGGTACGACATTTGCAGAAGGCGAAAAAATCAACTCAATCATCACATATATTATAAATTAAGGAGGCAAAAATTATGGAATTAAAAGAAAAAATCACACTTGATATGCTGACAAAAGACAGCGTTTCGGTACTCAGGCAGCAGTTTTTGAACTTTAACGGTGAAGAAATGCAGGTAGGTGGTAACATCCGCAACGCATATATGAACAGCAAATCGGGCAGAGAACAGCTCAGAGCGGTGCTGTCGGACGAATACTACAACGCAGTAATGGCAGTGTGGGGCGACAATCCAACCGTTGATGAGCCGACGACAGAAAGCGAGGTGTAAACAATGAAAGAAAACATTTTACAGGCATTATTTGCCACGGTTTGCGGTGCTATTGCCGCATATCTTAACATCTTGCTTGTGCCGTTTGCGGTGATGATTGCGGTAATGATTATCGACTACATCACAGGAATGGCACAGGCATACATCAGCCACACGCTTAACAGCCGTGTCGGTGTAACAGGCATTATCAAAAAGGTAGGCTATATCGTAGCCGTAGCGGTCGGTATTGTTGCCGACTATCTCATAAGCTCGGCACTTGTCAACTGCGGAATCGACCTGCGGATTAACTACTGCATCGGCATGATTGTTACGATTTGGTTTATCATCAACGAGTTGATTTCTATTTTAGAAAACCTCTCGGAAAT